CTCATGGGGTATTATACGCTGCCTGCTATCACCTGAATGATTCTATTGCAATGTGGGATAAGCCCGAGTTAGATCATGGATACGCAGTACCGAGACCATCTCGCGCGGCATTTCGAACCAAGAGCGCCGGCTCCTTTTACGGGAAGAAGACTGCATCGTACGATTTTGATAGACTTCTGTCCAAGTTCAAGGGTAAGCGCACGGTACTCTCTTACTCTGACGCACCGCGGAATTGCATTAATATTGCCGACTTGGTAAAAATCTGCAAGAACCACGGGAAAGTCAAAGTGACTGACACAGAACACAGAATTTGTACCCAGTACAGCAGTCAGATCAAACGATCTACCAAACTAAAAGAATTTTTTATAATCATTGACAACTAAAAGGAATAAACAATGAACAAGACAACACAAAAGACAATGTTTAGCTCTGCCACTGGCAACTGGGCAACCCCTCAAGACTTTTTTGATAAGTTAAACTGGCGCTTTGGACCCTTTAATCTGGATCCTTGTGCCTCGACACACAACACCAAGTGCGCCAACTTCTACACAGAAGCAGAGAACGGACTAGAAAAGAACTGGGAAGGGTTCACGTGTTTTGTTAATCCTCCGTACGGTCGTGGCATCGATCGGTGGATTGAGAAGTCTTACAATGAGGCGAAGAAGTCTGGTACAAAGGTTGTAATGCTCATCCCCGCACGGACAGACACCAAATACTGGCACTCCTTTGTTATGAAGGCATCCGAGATTCACTTTGTTAAAGGCAGGCTTAAGTTTGGTGATAGCAAGAACGCCGCCCCATTCCCGTCAGCAGTTGTGGTATTCGATGGTGGAGACGAACTCTGGCGCGTTGAAGGGATTAACAAATGAATCGCCAGCAGCGCCGAGCAATGAACAAACATATGGGTAAAGATGCAACAGAAAATCTCACCGAAAAAATTTCCCAGTTTGGAAACCTGCCGCAACAGTGCAATGCTTGTAACGAGCCGTTTAACAAAAAAGACAAAGACATGGTAAACTCTTGGAGCGTAGTGGTAAAGCAAGAAGTCGTTCGACTCTTCTGTCCACATTGCATCCAAAAGACCCAGAAGGTTTTAGAAAATGAGCGTGGCTAGACTATCAATCAGCGGCTTAAAGAAGATTCTCGCCGGTAAAGTTAAAGAGGATGCAACTTGTGTCATTAAGTTTTATTCCAATGAATGTCACCTCTGTCACAACCTAAAGGAATACTATGAAGAGATATCGGATATCGATGGATATAATAAGATTCACTTCTTTGCATTCAACGTCGATAACTATCCGGCTATTGAAAAGCAGTTAAGTTTCAATGGTGTTCCCACCATCTCTTTAATCAAAACATATTCAACACCAAGAAAGCCAAAAATTAGGATCCTAGGAGATCCCGAAAACCCCCAAGAGCATACGTGGTACACCACGAAAGCAATCAAAGATTTTATAGAAAAGGAGAAATAAGATGTCTGATTTACTAATGAAAAGAAGGTTCGAAGCAACACTACTGTACCTTAAAGCCCACCAGCTTGAAAGCTTCAATCGAATCGAACAACTGCTTGCTGATAGTAGCGTGTCTTTGGACGACATAAGCGAAGAAGTGGAAACCTATGCGCAACTGGAGGGTGCTTTCATGACCCTACAGCAAACGTTCGGTCCGATTCTTAACCCACCCCCAGCCCCGCTAGCGGAGCCTGCAGATCCTGAGCCCACCCCCGGAGAAGGAAGTGTGACGGTAACAGAGGAAAACTCGCCCACGCTAAAAAGATCTAAGAATGCTGCCCGAGTTAAGAAATCTGTAAAGAAGCGCGCTAGCGAGACCGAGGAAGAGTAATGCAAGAGTCTCTCTCATATGATGATGTGCTGCTAAGTCCGCAGTATTCGAACATTCGAAGCCGTAGTGAAATTTCTTTGACGACAAACTTGAAAAATAGTTTAACGCTAGAACTTCCACTGATTGCTTCCCCCATGGACACCATTGCTGAGACCGCCATGGCAGTCGCACTGAATGATTCAGGGGGAGCAGCAGTTATCCACCGGTACAACTCGATCGAGATGCAATCGCGCTATGTTTCAATGGCTCACGATATTGGAAACTCGAAGGGTGACATCGACAACATTGTTGGTGCCGCCATCGGAGTCAGTGGGGATTTTATCGAAAGGGCGTCATCGGCGCTCGCCGCTGGTGCATCCTTCTTGTGTGTTGACGTCGCCCATGGGCATCATATCTTAATGAGAGAGGCTCTTGAGGCTCTGCGGTCAGAATTTGGAGACGACCTCCATATAATGGCAGGAAACGTGGCAACCCTTGAGGGTATTAATGACCTGGCAGATTGGGGAGCGAACTCTGTTCGGTGTAACATCGGTGGCGGCTCCATCTGCTCCACACGAATCCAAACCGGTCATGGCGTCCCTGGTCTGCACACCATTCTTGAATGCGCAAAGACCGATAGGGATGTGGCGATTATCGCAGATGGGGGCATTCGAAATAGTGGCGACATCGTTAAGGCGATTGCCGCCGGCGCCGATGCCGTCATGTGCGGCTCCCTTTTCTCGGGTACCGACGAGGCTCCTGGAAAGATGTTCGAAGAAGCAGATGGCACGCGCTGGAAGTCTTATCGTGGGATGGCCAGCAAGGAGGCGCAAGTTAACTGGCGCGGCAAGTATTCTTCTTTCGAGGGAGTCTCCTCACGAGTTCCTTATCGCGGATCAGTTAAGAAGATCTTAGAGGATCTTGAAAGGGGAATTCGCTCCGGCTTGTCATACTCCGGAGCACGAAACGTCGCAGAATTGACATCTAAGGCTAAATTCCTGCGACAGACCTCATCCGGCTTAACAGAGAGTCGCACGCACATCAAAGGAAGGGTGCGGTGATGCCTGAAGAGATAGATTATGGAAAATTGAATAAAAAGATCGTATTCACCGAAAACGACCACCGCCATGCTCAGCTGATTGTAAGATTAAGACACGACGATCTAATGCAATCAACATTCTTTCGGGCTTTTATTACGGGATACCTACAGCAGGACGAGCGTATTTTAAGTTTCATTGATGATATCAAAGAGCAGTCGGTAAAAAAGAAAACCAAATCTAATAGATTGCGTAAAAAAGGAAAGCAGATCATGGCAGACTCTGGGTTTTCCGAAGAGCAGATTGGGGATATATTTGATCTAATCGCTGAGGAGCACCCAGACCTATGAAAATAGATGGATTACGCATGTGTTCACGCAAATGTCGGGAACTTGGAGAAGGCTGTCCGCATCAGGACTGCCGACTATGGATCGATTACGAAGACGAGTACAACTGCTCACTTATATCAGTATATGAGAACGGTCCACTCACTCTTCGGCAGGTCGGCGAGCGCCTAGGGATATCTTTTGCTCGCGTAAAACAAATTGAGCAAAAGGCTCTAATTAAACTAAAACACCGCTCAAACTATTGGTAAAAAACTAGTTTTTGCAAAATAGTAAACTATTTATTACTGACTCATTTTAAGGAGAACAATACAATGGCTCGTAAACCCCTTTTAACCGAATCCGAAATCCGCAGTTTCATGAAACTGGCAGAACTTCGCCCACTCGGTCAAGAAAAAGTACAACAGATGGTCGGCACTCCCGTCCAAGAAGAAGACGAATTAGAGAGAGAACTTGACGCCACCGAGGATGAACTTGGTCGTGAAGATGACGTCGCCGATGAAGAGGCTGACGAATTAGGTGACCTAGGCGACATGGACATGGACATGGATGTGGGCGCTGACGCTGGTGCTCCTGGAATGGTATCCGTCGATGACTTCATGGGTGCCCTTGAGGCTGCCCTTGAGGATGTCCTTGGTGAGCCAGTCTCCACAGAGATGGATGACGATATGGCTGCTGACGACGACATGGAAGACGCAGATGCGATGGACATGGACGCCGAGATGGAAACCGATATGGCACTCGACGCAGAGGAAGAGGAAGAGCTTCCCGGAATGCGTGACATGTACGAAGATCAAGAGGCTTTGGTCAACGAAGTTGCTAAGCGCGTCGCTGCTCGACTTGCAGTAAATGATAGTAAAGAAAAAATGGTTGATGCTCTTGCTGAGCGCATCATGACAAGACTGACTAAATAATTATTTGACATTTTGTTTACGAGCCGTTATTATAACCATCGGGGAACCGGTGGTTATTTTTTTAGGATAGACATGAACGTTTGGTGGCTACATATTTTGGTATTTATTTTTGGATACGTGACGTGCAAGACGTTTTCTTTCTTAAATACTGCGAGTATTTCATTAAAAATATTGAAATCAAGTCGGGTTATCTACTTATTACTGGCAACGAGGGCAGCAGAACAGTATGCAGTATCGGAGTACACGATGAGATCGATTTTAGATAAATCTGAACATGATGAAGAGAAAAAGAAGGCACTAATGTTATCATCCACTGAACAACTTGAGACGTTTAAAAATAACGCCGTTACAAATCTAATCAACCTTACTCCGGAGATCTTTCGTGAAGACATCGGGTTTCACGACTGGGGTACTGCAATGATGTACCTTCAACGCCACAAAGCAGAAGCTGTTACATTTTGGAGGATAAACAGATGATTGGAAAGATTTTGGACATCATTGGCGCCGCGGCACCAAACGAAAAAAACCAACCAGAGCAGAAGAAGGAAATAGACGAGGCAGCACTCGAAGAAGTGCTCGCCCAAATGCTGATGCAGGAAGGCGCGGCAGCCCCCTCAGAGCCAGACCTGCGCAGCATCGGTCTCTTTTCCGACGTATCTGAAGAGAAGGTTGCAGAACTGATACACGCCATGCTGTATCTGAATGAACTGAACAAGAGTGGGCGCCCAGTTAAGCCCATTAAATTTTATGTATCCACCTATGGTGGCTCTGCTGATGACATGTTCGGTATGTACGACATTATGAGAAATATCAGAGAGACCACTGAAATCCACACCGTTGGACTTGGCAAGGTTATGTCTGCTGGTGTCATCTTGCTGGCATCTGGAACCAAGGGAAAAAGAGAGATCGGCAAGAACTGCCGCGTTATGATTCACTCCGTAATCGGGGGAAACCATGGTCCGCTTCACAACCTACTGAACGAGATGGAAGCAGTAGAACAAATCCAGCAGATGTACATCGAATGCCTGGTTGCAGAGACTAGTATGACCAAAAAGCAACTTAAAAAGTTACTAGAGCGTAAGGTCAATGTCTATTTATCTGCAGAAGAGGCGGTTGAATTAGGAATCGCAGATATCATTATTTAAGGAAAGAAAATGTCAAATTTTATGAAAGATATGTTTATTGAAGTGAGAGAACGAAAGGAGGTTCAAAGCCAGTTAGATCTGTTAAGAGAGATGGTCGAAGAGTTTATGGACATCCAGCTACCCGGCTTGGAGCCGATAGCAGAAGCTGAACGCTTTAGTATGTCTATCCCCATTCCCAAGCTCAATCCCAACGAAGCATGGGGAGATCCCAATAGTCAGTCAAGGCAAGACATTGATAGAATATTCGCATCTATCACTCGACAGCCAAGCGTTCAGGCGCGTATCGATCACGTCAATAGTTTTGTTGACCCAGTGCGCGCTCAAAGAAAAGGGACTGGCGATAGATTTAACGCCATCCTTAACATGATGATGATCATCGAAGCACTGCAAGCATGCCTGAACGACTATAGTGAATCCTCCGCTGGGTTTGTTTTTGAAGGTTTTATGGCAGCAGTCACCGGTGGTAAACAGATTGCCGGCCGTGTGGGAGGCACTCTTCCCATTGAAGATTTTGTAACAGGTGATGAAGAGGCGGTTAGTCTCAAGTTGCTGAGCCCCAATACAGGTATTCATGGCAGCTTCACAAATCTTATAGATTATCTGTTTATTCGTGGTGGCTCGGGTGTTCCATCCATTAAATATCTGATTGCTCGCAAGAACTCAGACGATGGAGAAAATGTTTCTCAGTTAGCCATATCTGACTTTATTATCAATCGCGAGAATGTTGTCAACATAATGACTGCAACTCCTAAGAATGCAGGTCTGCTCGGTAAAGCCGCCGGCGCATTTGAACAGCACGTTAAGGCATGGCGGGACTCACCAGAGTGGAGGCTACAGATGTTTGAAATTCTTAAGCAATGCCCGGGCTATACTCCGGGTAAGGGAATGTTTTATAAGAACCTTGACGCGGAAGGCACTTTTGATGATCAGGGTAGCGCACCGGCCGGCCCAGAGAAAAAACAAAAGCAATTTAAATTAATGACCAACCAAAATTTAAAGACAGATTTAGAGAACACCGCAGAAAGAGACGCCGCCGCAGGAAAGGAGCCAAACTTCTCGGGCTGGCTGGCTAAGTGGAAGTTGCAAGATCAAGACGAGAAACAGTTAAAGAAGCTCCAAGCTATCTATGACAAACACTATGCTGATGAGTCCGCAGCGATGCAACAAGTTGCTGAGTCTTATTTCGGCTCTTTTCATGAGAGAGAAAAAAGACTTATGAGAGAAGAGACCGCGCTGGTGGAATCCTCAGGCAAAAAAGATAGTGGTAAGCAGTGGACTATTACCAGGACTGGCATGGCAGATCTAAGAAAGATCGCCGACGTCGAATACTATGGTATACTGGATCTCTCTGACGAAAACATTAAGGCTGTGGCAGAAATCTATATTGAAAAACTGAAGGGCGACATGATGACCCTTCTGCAAACAACCAAGAGCTTCACTGAAAATGTAGGAAAATATTTTAGTGCTGATAGGCGCTCGACCGCAATGAATGCTAACAAGCAAGCCCAAGCAGAAGGTGAAGAAGTGGTAGAGTTGCTCAAGATAGCACCCACCCAGAAAATAACATTTGACATTTCCTCCATAAACGATTATAATACTAACACAACTTAGAGGTATCAATGGGTCGCGAATACGACGATAATCAAACATTACAACAAAAAATAATTAACGGCGCTAATACGTTGGCAGACAATGTCGCGTCCACGCTGGGTCCGCGCGGAAGAAATGTTCTGCTTAAAGAAAGAGGGAAGGAGCCGTTTATCACAAAGGATGGAGTAACAGTGGCACAGTTTGTGGCTCTGGAGGATCCCTTCGAAAACGCCGGCGCCCAGATCATAAGACAGGCTGCTATCGAGACAAATAACAGTGCCGGTGATGGAACAACGACATCCACGGTACTGGCACGTGCTATTCTTCGAGAAGCACAGAGGTTTATTGCAAGTGGGGTATCTCCCATCGAATTACAGCGAGGCATAAACCTATCTGTAAAAGAAGTGGTTAAAAATCTCAAGACGATGGCATTGCCGGTTTCGAGTATCGAAGATATTGAACACATTGCTACGATTTCCGCCAATAACGACTCTAAGATTGGAAAGCTTATTGCCATGGCATTCGATCGAGTGGGTCAGGACGGTTCTATTACCATCGAGGAGTCTCGTTCAACAGAAACATCTCTGGACGTAGCAGAGGGCTTTAGTTTTTCTTCTGGATACTGCGCAGGAGCCTTTATCACCGATGAGCGGCGCTCCATCATGCACCATGAAGAGCCGCTGATCTTGGTGACAGATCACAAAGTCAGCACTGTCGAACAAATTTTGCCTGTGCTTGAAATGGTGGCGAGAGAGGGCAGACCATTGGTTATGGTTGCTGATGATATCGAGGGTCAAGCCCTTGCCGCCCTCATTATGAACGCCATGCGCGGAACCCTGAAGGTAGCAGCCATCAAGGCTCCCTATTACGGCGAAGAACGCCGTGATACTCTCGCTGACTTGGCGATCTCTGTCGGTGCAACCTTTGTATCCCGGGAATCCGGACAAAAACTCCAAGATGTACAGATGGTCGACTTTGGAACATCCAAGTTCGTTGAGAGTTCAAAGAACGGCACCATCTTCGTGGGAGGCGCCGCAGATATCGAAGCAATCGATACCAAAATAACGGCACTGAAAGCAGACATCGAGAGCACCGATTCTCTAGAAACTTGCAATTTGATTCAACAAAGAATAGTCAGGCTTGCTTCGGGCGTCGCAGTTATCCGCATCGGCGGCGCAACTGAAGTTGAGATGATAGAGAAAAAGCACCGCATCGAGGATGCGCTGGAGGCGGTTAGAGCAGCCCAGACCGAGGGAGTGG